TGGTGGTTCCTCTATCATTGACTGCGGAAATGTTCTAGGCTAAGGAGCTTTAATGGCTGTTCGTGTTCAATTTAGACGTGACACTGCTTCGGCATGGACTGGCGCTAACCCAATTCTTGCACAAGGTGAAGTAGGTTATGAGTACGATACCGGTAAGTTTAAAGTCGGTAACGGAACTCAAGCATGGAACTCACTTCCATATTCTTCTGGTACTACTGGCCCAACCGGTCCTGCCAATACTTTAACAATTGGCTCTGTAACTAGCGGTGCTGGTGCAGGCGCATCTATTACTGGAACTTCCCCAGCTCAAACTTTAAATTTAGTTTTACCTATTGGACCTACCGGACCTACTGGTCCTACTGGTCCGACAGGACCTACTGGTCCAACAGGACCAACTGGTGCTGATAGCACAGTCACTGGTCCCACAGGAGCAACTGGTCCTAACAGTGTAGTTGCTGCAACTTCCCCAATTACTTATGACTCTGGTACGCAGACTGTTGGTATTAATCAAACATTAATCTCAATTGCTAATACACAGGTTACTGGGCTGGGCACAGCATCAACTAAGAACATTCCTAGTTCTGGGGATGCTTCTAACTCTGAGGTTGTATATGGAACAGATACTCGCCTAACAAACACACGAACACCTACCGATTCTTCTGTTACCGCGGCAAAGCTTGCCACAGATGCTGTAGAAACTCTTAAGATTAAAGACGGAAACGTAACCAATGTAAAGCTTGCAAACTCTGGCCTAACCCTTGGTTCTACCGCCCTTACTTTGGGCCAAACAACTACTACAGTTGCTGGTTTAACTCTTACGTCTCCAACCATCTCTAGCATTACCAATACTGGAACCTTAACTCTTCCTACAGCTACAACCAATATTCTAGGTATGAATTTGGCAACAACCAAGGGGGATATCCTTGCGGCTACAGCCTCAAATACCTTTGCTCGTTTTGGAACAGGTACAGACGGATACGTTCTATCTTCAAATTCAGCAGCAGCAAGCGGTCTTTCTTGGATTGATCCGTACGGCAGCCTTGCAAACATCCTTAATCAAACTACTTCTATCGTAGACGTTACCCCACGTGTAGGAAACTACAGTGCATCTCTAACAAGCGGAAACGTTTACTTTACCTTCTTTACCCCTGGTTGGACTACAACAGTTAACTCAATCAGCGTAGCTTCTGCAGGAACACTAACTTCAGGAACTTCTTTAATTCGTTTTGGTTTGTATACCTTTAACGAATCTACGGGAGAGGCAACTCTTGTAGCTAGAACCGGCTCTTCTACATCCATCTTTGCCTCAGCTAATACTTTAGCAACTCTTTTGTTTAACACACTTGGGGGGTACCCAAGCACCTACACCTTGATTTCCGGAACTCGATATGCTCTAGGAGTCATCGTAGTTGCCTCTACCCCAGGAACTGTATACACGGCTTTTGACTCCCCACCAGGAATTATCTCTAGCCTTGCACCACGTCTAACAGGTGTTGTAGGTAGCCAAACAGACCTACCTGCGTCAGCAACAGTAACAACTTCAAGTACAATTGGTGTATGGGGAAGGTTTAAGACCACATGAGCGACGTAAGAATAAGCCTTGGAGTAGATGACTCAGGGGCAGAGACATTTGAAATCAAAGACGATAAAGGGAATCTAATCGGTTACGAAACCGTATATCCATCTGAATAAATCGGAGCATTATGAGGGTAGCTGTTTACACAATAGCTTTAAATGAAGAGCAGTTTGTAAAGGACTGGTATGAATCAGCAAAGGAAGCAGACTATCTCCTTATTGCTGATACTGGCTCTAGCGATGACACCATTGCTCTTGGTAGGTCTCTTGGCATAAACGTAGTCAGCATCTCTGTTAAACCTTGGAGATTTGACGACGCTAGAAACGCATCTCTTGCATTAATCCCAAATGATATTGATTACTGCATCGCCCTAGATATGGATGAACAGCTGCAACCTGGGTGGCGTAAAGAACTAGAAAAAGCTTTTAAAAAGAAAGCAACACGACCACGCTATAAGTACACGTGGAACTGGAACGAAGACGGTTCTCCAGGATTACAGTACGGGGGGGACAAGATCCACTCCAGACACGGCTATAGGTGGAAACACCCAGTCCATGAAGTTATGGTTACGGACCGCATCGATGAGGTACAGGAGTGGGTTAACTTAGAGATCCACCATCACGCAGACAACACTAAGCCTAGGTCTCAGTACATGCCGCTACTAGCTCAGTCTGTAAAAGAAGATCCTTGGGACGACCGAAATGCTTTCTACTATGCTAGAGAGCTTTATTTCTACGGCCAACACAAACAATCAGAAGAAGAGTTTAAACGCCATCTGTCTCTACCTCGGGCGGTTTGGCCACCTGAAAGAGCAGCGTCTATGCGCTATATAGCCAAGATGCAAACAGATGGGCAGCTGAGAGAAGAATGGTTACTCAAAGCTCATAAAGAGTCTCCTGATCGTAGAGAGGCTCTAGTGGATCTGGCTAGCTACTACTATGAACAAGGATCATGGACAGCTTGCTATCAGGCTGCAGAAAAGGCCTTAGATATAAAGGATAAGCCTTTAGAGTACCTATGTGAAGAGTTTGCTTGGGGATACCTTCCCTGGGATTTGGCAGCCATAGCCCACTACAATCTAGGAAACTTTGAGAAAGCCCTGAATTATGGAGCCAAAGCTGTAGAATTGAATCCAAACGACCCGCGTCTTGTTAGTAACTTAGCGTTTTATTCGAAGGAGAGCCTAGATGGCCACAACATATAAGATTCTCGCTCAAAATGCCCCAGCGGCCACTACACCTACCCTTCTTTATGGACCAGTTGGTACTGGAATCTCAACCGTGGTATCTACTATCGCAGTGTGCAACCGCGGTGCTAATGCACTCACCTACCGCATCTCTTTGCGTCAAGGTGGAGATGCAGAGAACGCAAAGCAGTACTTAGTCTATGACGCATCGCTTCCTGGCAACAGCACTGCTACATATACCCTTGGAGTTACGCTAGCAGCTGCCGACGCTGTATATGTGTATACCTCTGCTGCAAATGCTACCTTCCAGGCATTTGGTTCGGAGATCTCTGCATAATGGCCGTTCAACTAAATGGTCAAGACGTTGGCCCAATTAAATTTACAGATAGCCGACCTGGCAAAACTATCCACGTAGGTCTGGCGTCTCCACTCAACCCAGTTGATGGGGATGTCTGGATAGACTCCGATGCCCTTAATAATGCGGGCAAGAACTTAATCCAAACAATAAATTTATCTTCGGGATCTACCGTTACCTGTAACGTGAGCTCTGAGTACAAAGACACAGAGATCCTAATTAGAGGTCTAAACACTAGCGTCGACTCCAGCTTACTTGTAAGAGTTAATGGAGACATTACTACTAACTACCTTGATGCGCTAAATGCTGGGGGTGCCCTATCAAACGCTCTCTTTGTTGTTGACAGTATTAATTCAGGCTCTACAAACGGCTTTATTAAAATCAACGTTTTTGACACTACCAACACTACTACTTATAAGCTTAGTAAAATAGAGGGAAGCTATGTGAGCAGTGTTACTAACCTGCCTAGATTTCTTTCAAACTCAAGCTCATATTTACTTACAAGCTTAGTAAGTTCAATTACATTAACTTTAACTGCAGGAACATTTGCAGGCGGAACAGTTCTAGTGTATGGAGTAAACTAATGGGATTAAGACGGTGGAATAAAGATACTTTATCTTGGGAGTCATTTGGTACTCCTCAAGTAAACCCAGCCTCTATTGGAGCTGCCGCAGCGCTACACGCTACACAGCATTTAGTAGGTGGAGTTGACGCAATTACCCCTACTGGTATTGGCGCTGTTGCCGCCTCATCAGGCGTTGTAACTTCTGCCCCAACTAACTCAACAGTTGTTAGAAATATAACTGTGTCCACCTCAACCCCATCAGGGGGAAGCGATGGAGACGTCTGGCTGAAGTATAGCTAAACCATGGCCACGTACATCAAGGTTGGTGGTACTTGGCGAACTGTTTCGGGAGATACCGATGCAGTTTGCGGGTATGTAAAAGTAGATGGTACTTGGAGATCAGTAACTAACTCTTACGTAAAAGTAGACGGTACTTGGAGAGCAGTATGTGCCCCTACGCCTACGCCTACGCCTACTCCTACTCCTACGCCAACGCCAACTCCGGTTCCAGACCCACCCCAAGATTCTTCTGTTTCTAGTTTAAATCCACAAAGTGGTGCAGCAGCTGGCGGGTACACAGTAACTCTTAATGGATCGTTTCCATCTAACCTTACTAACATTAGTATTAATGGAACAAATATCGGCAGCTATAGCCGCGTAAGTAGTACTCAGTACAGCTTTACTATGCCTGCTGGAACTGCCGGAACAACCGTACAAGTTCAAGCCTTTAATGGTCGAGTGCCTTTAATGAGCTCACTCACCTTTACCTATAACTCTGAGGGTGGGGCAGTCAACCAATGTGTTAACGGCAACTTCTGTAGCTCGATTATCTATTCAGATGGCGGAAGTGTTGTTGTAAACGCTACTAATGGAACATTTAATGGTTCTTTACAAACTGAAGCTTGCGGTAATGGTGGTACTCGTACAAAAGCGTATACCTGCGTTACCCCAGCATATTGTCCAAATATCTCTGTAGGTGCGGGTCAATGTACCGGTGAAACAACTAATCCAAACTGTGGAATTATGCCAAACGTAATTGGCCTTACAGAAAGTGCCGCATCTAATGCAATTACTTCTAGAGGAATAGCTTACGAGTTCACCTACTATACTTCTGTTGGGGCAACTGCTGAAAATAATAACACGGTGAAGTTTCAAGAACCTGCAGCTGGAACAAACGTTGGTTCTTGTAACTATAGCTATAATGCTAGTTTAACTTTGTATGAGTACACTGCGCCTCCACCACCTACGTGTAACTGTACTCCGTTAAGTAGTACCGCGTCTACCCAATCAGTCTCTACGTCTGTATGTCCGTCAGGATCTCAAAATACAACTATTAATACTTATAATCAATGCTGCGTGACTAACGGCACAGTATCTTCTACTACAGTAACTGTTGCTGGATCTTGCGTAGCACAATCAGTTACCTGTTCTGGAGCAGCTTGCTCAGAAGCTGTTTGCCAAACTTGTAGCTCAACTCAAAGCTTTACCAGTACCCGCAGCGTATCGACCTCTATTTGTGCCTCTGGAACAATGAACACATATGTTTGCTACACCCCGGGCAGCTGTGCAAATATCATAACCGATACTGGATGCGTACCTGCTGCTCAAAACTGTACCCCCGTGTATTCTTATCGTGAGTATAGAAGCTCTTGTGGAGCAACCGTAGACATTTACGTAGTGCCAAGCGGATGTCCTAATGCGGGAGCAGAATCCTTTACTTGCCCAACACCAACATGTACTACAAGTAGCCCTTGCAATATTGCAAATTGTTGTCCTTATGGTTCTGGATCAGAGTCTTGCGGCAACGGAGGAACTAGAACGTATTGCATTACTCCTTCAGGGTGCCCTAACACATACGGGCCTTGCCTAGGAGAAGGATCTACCCCAACTCCTACACCTACACCAACGCCTACACCAACGCCTACACCTACACCTACTCCGACACCTACTCCGACACCGACACCAACTCCTACAGGACCTTGCCCATCTGGAGGGGAACCTTTCTACGGAACTCAATGTACGGCTTTGGATGTCTTTACTAACTTCCTTTGTTCTGGAGGAGAGGGCTGTGGTTTTGGAAGCGGAGCGTCGTGTTTCCTAGGTTGCTTTGGATAAGGTAGGATATTAGACATGTTAAATAAAGCTGACATTACGTACTCTAAAGAAAGTGTAGGTAGGGTAGGGATGGCTATAGCCATTGGTATAGATGGTGAAGTATTAGTCACACTGCCAACCTATGTAGACTTTTATGAGTTTCTTTTAGAGAATAAAGAAGTTGTATGTGCTACCGAAGACTGCAGTACAGTAAGTTTTATAAAAAATGGGGAAGTTATCGAGACGCTGGTTACTAACTCTTTAATGGGATCAGTTTTGTCTAGCAATCCAGACATACTGGAGCTAGGAAGGCAAAATCCCGATAACTCTATGCCTGAAATTACGGAAGAACTCAGATTTAGAGGGTATGTGGTTCCTGGCTGGGGGTACGGCCCAGAAGGTTTTATTGCGCCTGAAGGTTGGGTAATGCCTCCTCAACGAACTGCAGAGGAAGAAGAACGAGCTAAAGAAGTTCTAAAACTTAGAGAGGGATAAACAGAATGTCTGATGAAAACTTAACTCCGTGGCAAAAATATAAGAAAAATCTTGGAGAAACTCGTCCGTGGGATCTTTTAAAAGCTGACAATAAAACAACAGACGAGATCGCTGCTGAACGATATGAGATCTGCAAAGCCTGTCCAGAATTGGTTAAGCTAACTAAACAATGCAAGAAGTGCGGTTGCTTTATGAATCTAAAAGTAAAGCTAGCTTTTGCAGAGTGCCCTATAGGTAAGTGGGCTCAAACTACGGTATTGGAGTAAACGTGTCCGAAGAGTTTCCAGTAGTTATCAAAGAACCCTTTGTTGTTGAAAGCATCCTTCCAGAAGAAGAGTTAAAAAATCTTCAAAAGCACGCTATGAACCTGTGGGCTACCAAACCTACCTACGACCATGGTTTTGGTCGTCATCAGTGGTTTGGAGAGCCAGAGTTAACCCGCATTCACCACATGCTTACAGAGATCGCTAGAGAGTACTTTGAAAGCCCTACCCTCCAGCCTTCGTGGTGCTTGATGAGTACCTATGAGGGCAAGGAAGCAAAGCTGTGGAAGCATAAGGACGATAACGCCTGTACGTATCACATTGACCTGTGCGTATTTCAAAAAGAGCCTTGGGACATCCTGGTTGAAGATAAGTCCTATACGCTGATGGAAAATGACGCCCTATTTATGTACGGAAACGACCAAGAACACTGGAGAAATGAGTTTCCAAGCCCAGAGACTAACCTGGTGTGCAATGCGTTTTTCTTCTTCTGCGAGCCTGATCATTGGTACTTTACAGAGGGCCCTAACTACTTATACACCCATATTAGGGCAGGCAAGTAATCGACTAGGAAGTAAACTGTCAGTATGCGTGGAGAACAGGTAATCGGTAGATTCAACATCAACCATGAGCGTAGCTCTATCATTTCTGGCACTACAAAAGAAGTTGTTAGAACTGTAGGTTACGACATTGAGTGGTGGCTATACCGTCCTGACCTAACCTTTGTAGACCCTATTTATGATGTGGGATCCTCAGGGGCAAATGGAGGCCGTCACTGGCATGGCCCACACCACATTATGGTTATTAATGCGACCCTCACTCAGGGCGTTACCGTTCAAAATGACCGCGGTTTCTATAACACAGATATTCTTAGCATCACCATTAACATGGACGTTATCGATGGCTCTTCTCTGTCAGGCGGAGAATCTCTCCCTATTCCTGAATTGAAGTACTTGCCGTCTAACCCAGACGCCTACATGCGTGACCGCATTGTGTTTAAGAATCAAGTATTTACTCCAAAGAGAATTCTTCCTAAGGGAATTATTACTGACGACTATACCTTGTTTGATATTGATTGCTATCAGGTTAACCCTGAAGAGTTGGTCAATGATCCTCAGTTCCAACAGTTTGCTAACTACTCACCATTTAATGACAAAGATCATTATGCTAACGAAGGGATACCAGGATAATGGCTTTAGTTCATGAGTCTTTTACGGTTAATACCACACCAACGTTGATAGTTGAAATACCGGAAGGGAATCCAGCTACAGAAGTTAAACTAGTTAATAACGAAAACCATTCAATTTTTGTGGGAGATTCTTCTGTAGCGGTGTCTGGAGCTGATAAAGGATTGCCAGTAGTTAAGGACAGCATTTACATAATTACTCTAAATGCTGAAGATAAACTATACGCGATAGCGGCTACTACAAGTCCCGCGTATGCACTTACTGTTCTATATTCAAAGGTGGTATAAAATGGCTAAATTTACAGCTGGTGGAGTAAAGCACACCATAAAAAAGACTAAAAAGGGCGATGTTGTCGTAGACCACCCTAAGAGCGCTAAGGCTGGAAAAAACGATAAGATTAACCTAACCAAGAAAGCCGGAGCTAAAACAGTAAAGGCTGGGGAACGAGCTACCCGTGCTTGGCATAGAAAAAACCCTCATGAGGGAGGCAAGTAATGGCTAAGAATCCTTGCTGGGACGGCTATGTCCAAGTAGGTATGAAAACTCAAAACGGTAAAAAGGTGCCAAACTGCGTACCTGAAGGTAAAGGAAAAGACAAAGTCGCTAAGCCTAAGAAAGGTAAAAAATAATGTGTAAATCGTGCGGATGTGGCTGTTCAAAGCCAGGTTGCAAAGGTGCTTGCAAGAAGACTACAAAGAAGACTGCAAAGAAGATGTCCCCAAAGCAAAAGAAGCTTGATGTAGATAAAGATGGCAAGCTAGAGGGATCCGACTTCGCTGCCCTACGAAAGAAGAAGAAATAATGTGCGCTACCTGTGGCTGCATGAAGCCAAAAGACAAGCACGGCATGAAGACTCTAGCCGCTGCCAATAAGAAATACGCTAAAAAGTCTGACTCAAAGGGTAAGGCTAAGAAGGTATCGTCTGTACGAAAGAAGGGCATGTAATGGCTGGCAAAGACGATTGGAAACAGACTTCAGGAAAAGCACAGCGTAAAAAAGACGCTGATGCGTATATGAATCCTCCAAAGAACGTATCTAAAGCAGAGGACAAGAAGAGATTTAAGACTCCTAAAGGGTCTATCGCGTCAGGTAACGGCCCTAAAAGGACGCATTTAGATGCTAGAAGTAAAAAACAACTGAAGGCTAGAACTAAGGAACAATGATGAAGCGCAGGCCGTATAACGAAAAGAACGACGCTAAGCAGGACGCCAAGACTAAAAAAGGTATGAGCGCTGCTGAAAAGAAAGAGTTTGAAAAAATGGATAAGGCTCATGGCAAGAAAAACAAGCCAGAGTCCCAAACAGCTGACCGTAAGATTGATGAGAAGCTAAAGAAGAAGGCTATTAAAAAGGTTGAAAAACGCCACGAAGCCAAGGAAGGCAAGAAGGGCGAAAAAGCTGAGGACAAGCGAGAGAAAAAGTCTAAAAAGAAGTAACGACTTAGGCCCCGAAAGGGGCCTTTTTCGTTTATTCTTTGAATAACGCCGGGGGTGCCCCCGGAACCCTGCATGTCTCCCGTTGGAGGTTTCTAATGATTTACCTACTCGATAGGATGGCTCGAGCCGAAACTGAGGCTGATAAAGAGCAATTCGTCCGCGGTGTTTTAGGTCTAGACAAATTCCACGCTGGTTCAATGGTAACTGGTTGGATTGCAGGAAGTCTAATCTCTAAAGCAATCGTGGGCCGTAAATGAGATTATCCGAGAGACTTAGAAACTCCATCAATGAAGGCGCCCGCCTAGATTCTGCGGCAACTACAAAGGCCCTACACGACTGGTGCCTTAGTTATGGCTGGCCTGCAGAGGTCGTCAATAACCTATCCGTAATCAATGATGGTGGAACCTATACTATTTACTATCCACCGTACCTAACATCTAAGATCAATGATCTTGAGTATGGTACCCAAACCTCAGCCCCTCAATATGTTCTACGAGGATTCTTAGAACAGATTAATGACGCTGCCTACGCAAAGGGTATTTTGGGGGCGATGTTCTAATGCCATTTATTCTTAATGAAGATAAAGCTCTAAAGCTAATGCTTACAGGAGTAACCGTATCTGACAGCGGTAATCCAGCTCGTCCAGTAGGTGTATGGTTTGGTCAACCAGATCTAGAAATCCGTGCACAGTCATACCCATATATGACCATAGATTTCCTAGGTTATAACGAAGACTTTGCTAGAGCTCATCGCGGTGAGATTCAAATGCCGTACTTCCCTGAAGGAGCAAACACCTCAGAACAGTACGTAACAGAGTTTCCGATTCCAGTCTACCTTGACTATCAGATCACAACTTGGGCACGTCAGCCAAGACATGATCGACAGATTATGGCAGAGATGGCAACCGGACAACGCATACCTCTACGGTATGGGTTACTAGTAGTCCCAGAAGATAATACGGTTCGCCGTATGGATTTTTTGGGTTTTGCAAAAAAAGATACAACAGACGAGAACGGAAAGCGTCTATTCTCTAATGCTTACACCATTAGAGTAAGCGCTGAAATCTTGCCTGTTGTTCTTTCTGAAATTGTCCCTGTGACAGAAACCAACGTCTCGCTCAATAGCCAGCCTACTGAATTCACCACAATATCTTCATAATACGGCACCCCTAAGAAAACCAACTAACCCTAAGGAGTAAAACAGATGGCTACATATAGCCGGCCAGGAGTCTTCATTAATGAAGTCGCCCTGCCTCAAACAATTGAATCTGCAAACAACGGTGCGTCGCGTGGCGCATTTGTTGGTAAGTTTGCAAAGGGTCCAACGGCTTCACCAGTACTTGTAACAAGCTGGTATGACTTCGTTAAGACCTTTGGTGGACTGTCAGATTCATTCCCAGCAACTTGGGCTCTCTATGCCTTTTTCGCTAATGGCGGACGTCAGGTATACGTAAAGCGTGTTGTGGGTACCAGCGCAGCTGCAGCAAGCGTCACTCTTCGTGATCGTGCAGCAACCCCAGTATCTACGCTTACCTTAACTGCATCTAATCCAGGTGCTTGGGGTAACAGCCTAAAGGCAGAAGTAACTTCTGCATCTACTACAACTTTCAACTTAATCATTTCTGATGCAAGTGGAGTAGTAGAACAACATACTGACCTAAGCATGTCTACAACAAGCTCACGTTACGTAGTTTCTTACGTTAACTCAAGCTCAAGTTTTGTAACAGTAACTAACCTAAACTCTTCTACAGCTGCCCCAGGTAACCAACCAGAAGTAGCTGGACAAAAAGACTTTACAAGCGGTGCAGACGGAGCTACGCCTACCCGTACAAACTATCAAACTGCTTTGGCTACATTTGATCCTATTAATAGCCCACTTCTAATTAACAACCCAGATGCAGCATATACATTTGCATCAGGTGGAACTACAGGTGATCGTGCAGCTGCAGTTCTTCTACAGGCAGACGTAGCAGGTTATGCTGAAGCTCGTGGAGATGCTTTTGCGATTGTTGATCCTCCAGCCGGCCTAACAGCTGCTGAAGCAATCACATACGCAGCTGATGTTAAGGCAGGTTTTGCTGCCTCTGGAGACGGTGGAAACACTGCAACTTACTTCCCATGGGTAGTAGTTCCAGATCAGCTAAGCGCAGCAAGTTCAGCAACACGCATCCTTCCTCCTGGCCCAGCAGCTATGGGTAAGTTCCTAGATACAGACGCTACTCGCGGAGTGTTTAAGACCCCAGCTGGTTTTGGTACTCGAGTTTCAAATGCTGTGGCTCTAGAGCGTTCTTTAACCAACACAGAACTAGATTCTCTAAACGTTGCAGCAGCCCCAGTAAACGCTATCCGTAACGTTCCTGGTGCAGGAATTGTTATCATGGGCGGTCGTACCATGAATAACACCCCAGGTGAGCGTTACATCAACGTTCGCCGTTCAATGATTTTCTTAAAGAAAGAACTTACTGATCGCAGTGCGTTTGCAGTCTTTGAGAATAATAGCGAACGTCTCTGGAACCAGATTCGTACGTCTTTGGGTAACTTCCTTCGTGACTACTGGTCACAAGGTGGTCTACGCGGTACCTCCCCAGCACAGGCATTCTATGTTAAGTGCGATGCTTCAAATAACACGCCACAGCAAATTCTTAGTGGTCGCGTTAATATTGAAATTGGTGTGGCCGTAGAGTACCCAGCAGAGTTCATTGTGATCAGCATTGGGCAGATCACCGGAAGCGCTTCGGCGTAAGGAGATAACAAAAAATGGCTAATGCATTTACTAACGTATTGTCTACGTTAGCAACGGATCCAGTCCGTAACTTCCGGTTTCTGGTAGAGTTCCTACCTCCTACCGGAGGCGTTACCCCTAATTGGTCTTTTGATGCCAAGATGGGATTCACTTCTGTTTCAGGTCTAACTGTTGCAACAGAAGCTATTCAGTACCGTGAAGGTGGTTACAACACAACTGTTCACCAGCTTCCTGGTCAAACTTCATTCAGCCCGGTTACATTTAGCCGTGGTGTGATGCTAGAAAACTCACAAAACTATAAGTGGATGCGTCGTCTGTTCTCAGTAATTAGCTCAGGCGCAACTGCTGGTGTTGGTGCAGACTTCCGTTGCGATATCGATATTAAGGTTCTCAGCCATCCAAATGCTGCTGGCCTTACTGTTGGCTCTGCAACAAATGCTACTAAAGCAGGAGAGGCAGCAGACCCACACGTAGCTCTACGTTTCCGCATTTACAACGCATGGATTACTAACCTCTCATACAGCAACTTGGATGCCGGCGGCAACAGCCTCATGGTTGAAGAAATGACTGTAGTTCATGAAGGTTGGGATGCTACATACGCAACTGACTACACTGCATCAGCAGCTGTATTCAATAACGGCGCTATTCAAGGCTCAGAGAACACAAATCAGTAACTAACAGAAGGTATATAAAATGACTACACAGACTCTAAATGCCGCAGAAAATCCGGCATTGGCAAACAAGATCGCTCAAGAAATTACTAAAGTTCAGGTCGAGGAGACGGTGGGATCGGTACCTACTATTACGATCCCATCGCTCCCCGACACAAACATCGAGTTGCCTGGCGGGTTTTACGACCCACTAGACGACCAGTTAGTTACTACTGCAGAGGTTAGAGAACTAACCGGTGGAGATGAAGAAGCTATTGTTAAGATCTCTGAACCAGGAAAAGCTCTAATGACCATTCTGGAGAAAGCTACGGTATCTCTAGGTGGCAAACCAGCAGATAAAGAAACACTAAGTATGCTTTTAGCTGGAGATCGTGAGGCACTACTTCTAGCAATTAGACGAGTTACTTTCGGTAATGAAGTTGAACTAGAGGCTGTTTGCAGTCGTTGCCCAGAGTTACAAACCTTTGTAGTAGATCTTGAAAAAGACGTAGAGGTTAAGTCTTTGGATGACAGAATCAATGACCGTAGATTTACACTTGACCTAAAAGTAGGTAAAGTAAAAGTGGCTCTCCCTACAGGAGATACACAAAACAAGCTTGTCAATGCTTCTAATAAGAACACTGCCGAGCTAGACACACTGCTATTAAGCAACTGTGTATTAGAGATTAACGATGTCCCAGTATTGGGTCAAGCTCAAATTCGTAACCTTGGTATAAAAGATCGTAGAACTATCTTAGAAGAGATTGCAAAACGCAATCCTGGTCCATTGCTTAGTGAAGTAAAGAAGGCCTGTAAAACGTGTGGCCAGGAGGTAGAACTGCCATTAACACTGGCAGACTTGTTTCGTTCATGAGACAAGCTACCAAATGCTCATCGACTCTTATGATGTTCTAGCTCAGTTTTATCCGGGCTGGTCATTAACAGAGTTACGAAATTTGTCGGTAAGAGAACGATTAGTTTTCATATCTAAAGCAGCTGCAAGACCTAAGGTGGTGACATAGAAGTGGCAGAACGCGATCCCAAGGGAAACATTGGGCTAGACTCTTTCGCCCAAGAGGGCAAGAAAGCTATTGAGGGTATCAATGGCGCTATGGAAAAGGGTCTAGAAACTGCTGTCAAAAAAGCTACCCAGCTAGAAAAACTTTACGACCGAATATATAAGACCGTAGATAAGACTGTAAAAGCTCAAGAAGGAAAGTCTTCTAGCAGCCTTGGTCTAGCCTCTATGGGTCCAGGTGCACAATCTTTAATGAATGGCACTTATGGCGGCGGAGGTATGGGCCGTGGCCAGATGCTTGGTCTTGCTGCAGTAGGTTTGGGTGCCGCTGGTATGGGCATTATGCCAAGCACTATGACAGCTGTTACGCAACGCTTAGCTGCAGAACAAATTGCTATGTACTCTCGTGGCGCTGGCGGTGCTCGTGGAGTGATTACTAACGCCAACAGCATGGTTGGTCGTGGAAACATGACCAGTGCTATGGGTCCAACTATGGCCATAGGCCAGATTCTTTCTCAGGGTGGTTACGGAACTAACTCCCTAAGTACTAAGAACATTATGGGTCAGCTTGGCGGTATGAGCGCTGCTTCTGGAATGGCTAACGAGGGAGCAGCTGGAGCGTACGCAAGTCAAAACAGCATGGTATTGCTTCGTCTTGGTGTGCGTCTTAGAGATGCTCAAGGCAACCTAAGGCAACCAAATGAGGTTGTAAACGACATCTACAATCGTCTATACCGGGGTAATGATCCTAAAAACCCTGAAGCAATGTTTTCTCCAAACAGCATTGATTACCAAACTATTATGGCTGCTGCTGGCGGAGACCCTGCAACATTCCAGCTGTACACAAGCATGCTTATGCTTAGGTTTAAAAATAGAAAGCCTTTAACAGCAAGTCAGATGAAAAATGCCGGCGGTGTTCTAAACACTATGGGCATAAAAGGAAGCGTACAGGGCAATAACTTTAATTTTCAAAGCTCTCAAAATAGACTGCTACAAGCTACGGAACAAGGTTCGGTAGCTGGCTATAACGCATCTCTAACTATGGCCGCAGGCGTTAACAATGGTATGGCTGCATTTGGCGAACTTCTGCCACCAGTAGTTCAAGGACTTGCTGCGTTAAAGGGCGTACTAGAAACTCTACCTATGGCTGGAGGTGCTGGAGCAACTATGTCCGGTGCCGCAGGCGGTATTGCACAAATGTTAATGATGCGTGCAGCACTTGGTGGGGGGGCTGGAAAAGCAGCTGCAGGAGCCGCAGCAGCGGGTAAAGGCGCAAGCGCCCTAGGAAAGGGAGTACCTATTCTAGGAGCGGCTATAAGCGGCTACCAAGGCTATAAATCAGGACGAGGCAGTGAAAAATTTAACCTAAGTTCCGTACTTGCATCCGCAGCATTATCTGGTGGTGCTGGAGCTATGTTTGGTGGTTTGCCTGGAGCTGTGATTGGTGCCCTTATAGGTGGCGGCTCAAACGCTGCAGGTCAGCTATTTGGTATGAATCAAGGTGGCGGACAAACAGGTCAAGCTAGCGGAGCTCAGGCTAACCCTGCTAATGCTGCAGTAATAAACCCAGGTCAAGGATATAGAGTATCTTCTGATTACGGAACTCGTAAGGACCCTAACGGAACCGCTAAGCAACACCACGGCGGTATTGATTACGCCATGCCTGTAGGAACTCCAGTATTGGCAGCAGCTGACGGAATCGTAGACACAGTAACTACGCAAGGTGGGGGTCAAAGAAGTTTTGGACTGTACGTAGTACTAAAGCACGATGGCTTCTTTACATATTACGCACACCTTAGTAAAGCACTTGTAAAGGTAGGAGACGTTGTTCGTCAGGGACAACAAATTGCTCTGTCCGGAGGTGCTAAAGGAGCACCTGGATCGGGATCATCTACTGGACCACACCTTCATTTTGAAGTAAGAAAAGACAAGGGATCTAAGAGTGAAGATCCTAAGGGTTGGTTTGGAAAAGTAAAGTCTAGTATATCTAACCTATTTAAAAGCAAATCTGACGCCTACAAAGATTTTGATTGGTCTTCTCCTAGCGGCTTAGATAGTGGATCTAGAAAAGACATTATGGGCGGTAGTCGATTAGCACAGTTAATTGCTCAAAAGGGACCGCTAAGTTATAACGACATCTCCGATGGAGATATGTTGGCTTGGGCAAAAGCACACAGCACATCTGGCGTAAGCGATTTCTTAGAATCAGCCAAAGGCAATTCTGTAATGGATGCCGCATCAGGCGATGCCGGAGGTATGGCTTTTGGTTCACGTAAAGGTTTGTTAACTGCACTTCATAAGCAAGGT